GTCCAAGACGTTCCGTATTCAAGTGGAACTAATTTAGGGAAGCCACCTAACCCTAAGTCGTTCTGATTTGTCGCAGACCCAACTTTCTCACGCATTAAAGTTACATCACCGGAACTTGTCGTATAAACAATGCCAGTGAAAACGGTTGTTGGTGCTAGATAAGAAGTTTTGCCGTAATAAACTGGGTAATTCTCATTAAAGAAACCTAGGAACTTGCCACCCTTGTCAGCCTCAGACGCTGGTTGAAAAGTAGCCCCATTGTTTCCTTCCATTAAATTAGTTTTGTTATCTATAATAACCGGAGAAGGGTGCCACGTAGCCTGCTTACCTGCAATTGGCTGGTCAGAGCCAGAGCCTACAGTGATCGTGAAGAAATTAGGGTGCGTCTCAATCTTCTCAGTGCTTAGCCCATCGTCTCCGTGGCAGTTAGGTCTAGTAAAGTTTCCGCTTTCAATCCCAACATAGTCTCCGGTGACTGTCGCAACTCTTGCGTTGTTATAAGTCACAGACCATTTGTGCAGCTTAAGTCGTGAGTCTTTTTCGAATGGTAATCCACGTGCCATTGTTGTTGTAGGCGGTGGCAACATAATTGAAGTGTCGAACTTATAAGTGGCTCTGCACGTGAGAAGTCCGTAGCCGTCATTCTCAATTGTATAACCGGGTTGCAGGACGCCTGACTCTAGGTCGTTTCCGTATCTGATTAAAGTGTCGCTAGGCATAAATTACTTTGAAGGGTTAGGTATGGTTGGAGTCGGTGGCACTTTTATATTCACCATAGACTTGGTGAAGTCTGGCGAGTAAGAAGGACTGCGTGAGTTTTCTAGTATTTTCTGTATTTCTTTAAGCACGTCAAGTTGGTCTGTCATTAAAAGCAATTGTGCGTTGTTCCCGAAACCGATCACGCCAGAGGAAGGGTTGCCACCCATATCACTTGCACCAGCAACTTCAGCCTCACCACCAATCTTTCCAATCTTTGGTGCAGGGGTGGCTTCTTGTTTAATGTCCTGTAAGAAAGAAATAACTTCGTTCACAGCTGCTTGTCGTCCTTCTTCAGTCTTTCCGGAACTTCCGTAATAAACATCTAGTTGTCCTTGTCTGCCTGCACCCTTAAGGTATTCACCAATAAGGTATGGGTCAACGCCACGTTCTTTAGCAATCCTTTCAACGTTTTCTTTGAACGCTTTTTTGTTTTCTTCTTCTGATTTGTTAAATGGGTCAACGTTTGGTTGAAAACGTGCTGAGTTAAGAACTCGTCTTATGTCCGCTTCTTGCTCGCTTACTGCAAGTGCGACAGCTGCGTTTCTTTCCAAAAGTTTCTTTTTACGTTCCATTCTTTCAATCACTTTGTCTAAAGCGTCAGCTGCTTCTAGTTCAGACTTTGTTAAAATACCTACTTCGTCTGCTTGCTTTCTAAGTGCTGAACTAGTTTTCTCCATTATAGGAACTAACTCGATACCTGTTTTACCAAAGACTTTAGTGAGTGCATTTAAGACTTCCGCTTCTTGAGACGAGTCCTGCATAGCGTCATTAAGTCTGTAAAATACGTCTGAGGACTTAAGAGTTTCGTAATTTAAATCTTCCGTGGTGTTAAATATAGCCTTTAAAACTTCCCGGTGTTTCTCAGAGCCAGAACGTGCTTGTGCGATAAACAAGTTGGCTTTGTTGAGAGCCTTCCCTAGTGCCTCCATCGAAACGCCAGCCTGTTGTGCTACAATTGCCAAGCGTTGAAACTCCTCTGGGTCTGCACCTGATTTACGTATGGCGTCTTTCATATCACCAATAATCTTTAACTGCTCACGCATACCCATCACAAAGTCTTTCACTTGTCCTAAAAGTGCGTCAGCTGCAAAGAAGCCAGCAATCGGTGCGACAATAGACTTACCCACGTCTTTGAACCAGTCCTTCATCGCAGTGCCGGCAACCTTAGCAGCTTGTTCTGCACCTTTTGGAACTTCAGAAAAGTCGCCACCAAACTTTACTTTTACGTCGTCAGCCATTGTTAGTTGTTTCTTTTAAGGGGTTTTGTTTTTTCGTTTTCTAGTTCCTCTAACTCTTTCTGCATTACTTCCCACTCGTGATCGCTGACCAATTTAATGTCGCACCCAGAGCGTTGCAGGAACGCCATATGTAGCCACACAGCCTCAGACTCTGGCATTGTCCAAGCCTCTGTCAAACTAAGCCCATTTGCCACTAGGTTGGCTACCACGATTAGTTTCCAGTCGATTGGGCTGTCCTTAGTGGGCTTGTCGCTCTCCCAGAACCTTGGGTATAGGGCTTGGGCTTGGAAATAGACCAGCAGCTTGTAAGCCTCAGACTTAAGTTTCTTTTTACTGACCTGTAATCTTTTAAGGTTTACCAACTCCCAGAAAGACAAAGGCTCACGAACGTCCGCCAAGTTATGCGTTGAAAGAATACGTGCACCTGCGATCACGTCCTCTGCCCCAATAGATTTGGAGAAGTCCAGAAGTGGCGAGTCAATAGACTCTAGAGCCAGCCTGTGCCTTAAAGAGAAAGGTAGCAACTTTCTGCCACAGACCTTTATAGTCGGTGGCAATATGGTTGCAGATTGTGTCCACCGTGAAGCCACTAGTGGGAAAACCCCAAGTGGGGTTAGGCGATGTTTTGGTATTTAACCAGTTTGAGCGAAACCTTACGGAAGCCGTTGTTCGTTCCGCTGTCAGATACGTCTTTAATTATGTATTGAACACCATCGTAAGTGAACTGCTCACCGATAACCGGATAAGTGGACTTAACTTTTAAGACTCCGCTGACGCTAGTTTCAGTGCGAGTGTCGTCTAAGCGGTCTGTGATCACCACGCCATACTCGTCAGTGACTTCTACGTCTAAAGCCTTCTTTTTAGAAAGGTCGTCAGATTGAATGGTAGCAAACTCGAGCGTTCCGTTTAATCCGTAGGCGTGTGCTGTTCCGTAAGTGATTGCTGTTGGCATATGGGTAAGTCTTTACTCTGGCGACTGTGTCAAACAGCCTCTGGGGGATATACGCACACCAGCGTATAGGTCAAAGCGTTGCCATATCTGCGGTCTGCCACGCCTTCATCGTCTGCGTTAATCCAAGTCGCGTATAATTGACCCTGCGTCCACGCAGTCTTTAGTCCGTCATCGTGTTGCATTATACCCTGCACCGCTTCAACTCTGGCTCTGTGTTCTTCCAAAGTGTTGTCGTCCGCTGACGAGTAAATGTATATCTTCAACGTGATCTCAAAGTTTCCGCTGGGCTTAGCACCAAAGTCTCTGTGGGCTTGGGCTGACTCTGCGTGTAATATAATCACAGGCACAGACCGCACGTCAGCGGTTTGTCCTTTAACAATTTGAACACCGGGGAGTGCAGCTGAGTTAGTCGTGAACCAGTCTAGAACAGATTGCTCTGCAATTGTGCGTATGCCGTATAGGGTAGTCATAAATTAGTCGTCTGAGAAAAGTTGAATAGTGCCTTGCAGTCTGTTTTTTAAAACTGCTTTGCTTAAAATTGTCCCGCCTTGTTTGCGCACGTAAGCTGCCATTTGGTTTCTCATTTTATTAGCACGTTGATTTAAAACCCACTTGTATCTGGGGTCAACCACCATACCGATTTTGTTTCCAACGGTCACTGACGGAGAAGTCTGGTTTGAAAGGCTGTTTTCCCAAATGGCTTGGACTTGTGCGGAAGCCTTTTTTACCCACGCAGGAAACGAAACTTTCTTATCACCAACTTGCTGGGCAGAAAAGAAGTAAGCGGACTTTTGGTAGCCTATGTTTTTTACTTTCTGGGCTATGTAATTGTTTATTAGTTTTTTGTCCTCAACGATAAAACAGAACTTAGACTCTCGCCACTTTCCGGTGTGATTGGTGACGCTTTTCTTTAGTCCTCCGTAGCCTTTGTATCTAAGACCGCTGTGGACTTTCTCCAACTCTGACTCCGTGGTTAATAGTTTTGCACCGCCTCTTTGACGTGCAAACTTGCTTTCAAAGACTTCCCAAGTAAAGTGCCTTGGGTTTCTGCTAAAGTAATCACCATCGCCACTAGAGCCTTTGTGGAACGTGATCCATTCTTTATAGACCGCCTCTGAGCCTAAGAAGGCGACCTGAGAAGGGTTGGCTTTGTCTAGTGGTTTAAATATAGAGTTAATTTGTGCAGTGACTATTTCTTCCTGCGTCTTTCTTGCCTGTGCAGAAAGTCCAGTTCCCGGTGACTTGCCAGCAAAAGGTGGCGAGTATTTGCACATATCTTTACAGAAAAGTGCAGCTTGGTTTTGAATAACAGCACCAAGTTCCTTACCCATTAGGCGAGCGTAGTCCTGCAAATGTTTTGAAAACAGAGAACTATCTACTGCTATAAAGTTACCAACATTCTGGAAACTCATACGTGATCACGCTGGCTCGCCCTTAGACTGGACTCTAGCAATAACCCAGGCAGAAGGTGGTCTGTCGTTAAGTGAAACAATACGATAGTCTCCACCATTAAAGTGAACTAAGTTTCCAAACCTAACTGCGTCTGGGTGCGCACTTAAGTCAGTTCTTAAGAACTTAATTTCGTAGGAAGTCGTAGAAAGAAAGCCACCAGTCTCTAAGTCTTGGGAAACCATAGGCGGTGACATTAAGGCGTTAAAACTTACAGCTGCACCAGAGCCTCTGCGGACAGTCACCGCTTTAGGTATCTCAGCCAGTATTTCTGAGGCGTCTGACGCCCACTCGTCTTGTATTGCCATTTACTCTGGCGACCCAGTCAATAGAAGCCTAGGGGTAGGCCATCAAAACGCCTCTGAGAGCCTTCTAGGTGGGTCAAATAGGGTGCTAAAACAAAAGACCCCACTAAGTTTCCCTAGTGAGGTCTTGCTTCCTTTACGTTAATCTAGATTAGGAAGTAAAAGCAATACGCTGAGCACCAGCAGGATTACCAACTGCGTGACCAGTGATCCAAGAAGCCGACAAGTTCGACTTACCTTTTGTCCAATCGTACCACATACGCAGAGCAAACGTGAAGTTCGAGTCTGGGTCGGTTACGTTGATTTGTTCGCCACCACCAGTGGTAGGTGCAGCTACTGTGCGTGTCACCACAACGTGACCTTCACGTGCTGAAGCAATACCATTAAGACCTTGACTGAAAGCAGTGCCGGAAGTTGGGAAACCGTTATACTCGTAGATGTCTAAGCCGTGCAAGCGACCAACTTTTCCGTCACGGATAACTGAGGTGTCTCCGATTGAGAGGTATTGAGCGACTGAAGGGTCTTGTAAGAGTTGACCAAAAGCGTCTGGGCTTAAGAGTAAAGCACGACCATCAAAAGGAAGGTTGGCTTTGGTGAGTGAGGTTGCAACGTTAGCGATAGCAACACGATTGAAGTCAGCCTTAGCACCGGAGTAAGCTGCGGTGGCGTAGTTAGCAGTGACAGTGCTGTTGACGACATCGTCAAAGAGACTTTTTACGACTGCGTTGCTCATTGGTGCAATAAACACACGGCGTAACATTTCTAAAGAAATGGTGGCGACTTCGGTATCAGTGAAAGAAGTCATAACGTAGCGGTGGTCAGCAAGCGTGATCGCAACGTCAGTTGAGGTAGCGTCAGCTGCAACGAAACCGTCAGCTGCTACGTAGTCGCTGGCACTGAACTTATTTGCAAAGCGAGTGTGAACTACTTGACCCTTTTCTGCGACGTAAGAACCGAAGTCGGTTACTGCAATCTTAGAAAGCGGTGCAAGGATTGGGGTCAAAGTACGTAGCGTTTCAGCTGCAACGAACTGTGGGGCTAGACCTTGGTTGAGAACGGAGTTAGACATAGTGTGTTTTTAGGATATGAGAGAAAAGTTATTTAATACCAAGGTGTGCGATGATAGCCACCCGGTTAGCGTTATAGAACGCTTGTTTCTTTGCAGGGTCTTTTTCTGCAACGTAAGTTTCCCAGACTTCTGAGTTAGATTGTGGGGTCACTTCGTTTGGGCTAATCTCAACTGGTGAAGCACCAAGTGAGGCGACAATTGAAGCGGACTTTTTACCTACGCTTTCAATTTGTGCGACTGCCGACTTTTTAAGTTTTTCGCTTTCTTCGTATTTAGCAGTGATCTCAGCAACCGCAGCTGTGAGTTCTGCAACCTTGCTGGCTTCAATTTCTAAAGAGGCAAGTTTGGCAGTAAGGTCTGCATTGACAGCCTTGGCTTGCTCTAGGTCTGCGGAAAGGGTTTGAGCCTCTGCTGACTTTCCAGTGAAAGCCTCTTTGAGAGCCTTAAGTGATTGTTCAAGCGTCATACGTTAATCTGGCGAGCGTGTCAAATAAGTCGCTACTTAGCGGTTGCGATTTGAGCCACTGCGTTCGTGTTTTTCGTCAGTGTCGATTGGCTTCTTTCCGGTGTCGTTTTCTTCTTCCGCTTTCTGCTTAGCCTCTGCGGACGCTTCTTCTTCTGGCTCACATTCTGGGTCATCTGGATCACAGTCGTCAGTGGCTTCTTCAGTTTTCTTTTCGTGCGGACGACCACATTCTGGACATTTGCCTTCTTCTTCCTTGTCCACTTCTTCTTCCCCTTCTTCCCCTTCCATCTTAGGCACGACTTTGCGTTCTGTGTCGCCTTCCGGCTGGGCTGGGTAGCCTTTGTCGTCTTCTTCTTCCTCACCGACTGCTGGCTTCTCGTCAGTTAATTTAATACCAGCCAAAGCACGTGCTGAAGCCGACAGAGTTTTCTTTAACACCTTTGCAGCTGCACCTTCTTCTTCTTCACCTTCTGCACGTTCTGCGACTTGGTCGTTTTCTTCGTCCGCTTCCATTTGTTGTGCAACTCCAGGGTCTAGCGTTTCCATTAAGTCGTCAAAACCATTAACAAGTCCGGTGACTAGACCAGCAACTGCACCCTTCTTACCGCTGAAGCACTGACCTTCTAATGACGAGTCTTCAACAAAAGTGCGCACCGATTTAACAGCCTCTTTAAACTCGTTATGTATTTCCACGACTTCTTCCTGCAACATCTTGCGTTGAGTTTCATCAAGTGAAGTACCTTCGATACCAGCACCCTTGTAAGCACCAGATTTAATTACTTCTACGCTGTAGCCTTCGTTGCTGTAAGCCTTTGAGCAATCTAGGTAGGCAATATATACGCCCACGCTACCAACAGTGCTGGACGGAGTCGCGTAGAACTCAGAGGCTTGGCTACCAATCCAGTAAGCTGCGGAACAGGCTTCACTATCAGTGAAAGAAATTACTTTCTTAGAAAAGTTTTTTACTTTTTCTGCGAGTTCAGGCACTCCAACGGAGACGCCACCCGGTGAGTCGATAGCAAGAATGACTTTGGTGATCGTGCTATCACGCTCGCAGTCCTCTAACATTTCTTCCACTGCATTAAGGTCACAGCAACCGCACATAACTTCTAGGTCGGTAAGGTTCTTTCCAATCACACCCTTAACCGGAACAATTGCAAAGGGTGGGAACTTTTCCAAAGTGGAAACGCAACCAAAGATTGAAGCCAACATCTCTGACATATCAGAAGCCTTGGCGGTTAGTGGGATTTCTACGTTATCGACTCTGGTTAAATACTCAGAGGCTTGGTCACGTTGAATGAGAAGTGGGCGGTTGGACTTAAAGTCCTTTTTTAGATTTCGCATTGTATGTAAATTAAAGTGGGTCGTTACCTTCGTTCAAAGGTATCTGGCTGTCGTCTGGTTCTTCTCCGTCACGTGGAGTGGTTTGTAAATCTGCGGTTGGAGTGTTCTCCGGCTTATACATCGTCCAGAACGGGACGTTCATTTGCTC